GAGAAGAGGAATACATGCACAGAGGTATTTCCACTCGCACCTTCGCTAGAGGTTTCAACTTGTCGGATGATGTCGAAATCGGCACCGTCTCTTTCAATAATGGAATGCTTGTGATAGAATTGAGGAGAATCATTCCTGACCACCAGCAACTGAAGGTTTATGAAATCCAAGATCCTGCAAGTGTTGAGTCATCCAGTGACCCTGTGTAATGGGTTGCTAGTGGGATTCTTACTTGTGGTAGGTATCGCCCACAATCATGCTCACTATACTATGGATCAAGATGCCGATTCTTATGTCAGAGCATGGTGTAAAAAGAATCAAGACACTTGTCAAAGTTACTTAAATAATTACTGATATATAGTATACAACCAAAGAGACCTCACGGGGTCTCTTTTTGTTTGGAGGTATCCATGAATGTGTATTTAAATCTAACTAAGGCAAACGATGATGGAGAAAGAGATCTTCTGACACTGGAGTTGCCAGCAAATCATTTAGATGATATTATGAGGTATGTAAGACCTATTGCTGAGCAAAACAAACAATCAGAAATTAAAATTCTAAAAGACATTATTAAACAATCTGTTTTTGAAATTTCAAGGAGAAGTTATGAGCGTAAGAGTCGTAAGAATGCGAAGCGGTGAAGATGTCATCTGTGACCTTTACGAAGTTAGCATGAAAGAGAAGGAGGAAGTTTTTGCTTTCCAACTTAAAAATCCATATCTCGTATACCTTACTCAGGGTATGGATGCCGAGGCAGATGGTGAGATCCATAAGATCTCTGATCCTGAGTTGGGTCTGGAGCCATGGATGCCACTACTGAAAGGAGATTCTATTCTGGTAAAGATGGATGAAATCGTCAGTGCATACGAAACACACGATCCAATCGTGGAAAAATACAACGAAATTATTGGAGCAAAAGATCATGCTGAAAGTGCTGCTACTTAAAAACGGCAGTCTGACTGATTACCTTATTGGTAAGGTTACAGAGTTGGACGAAGAACCTGCAATTCTCGTTGAAGGTTGTATGAGAATCATTGATGGGCAGTTGGAAGTGTATCCGAAATACTCATCTCAGCGAGATCTCTTCTTGACATCTGACGCGGTTTTTACTATAGTGGATCCGTCAAAGGAGATTCTTGCGGAGTATCAAAAGGTAGATGAGTAGTTTCTACACCAACGTCCAACTGGCAGGTAACACAATTCTTTATCGTGGGTATGAGGATGGGCAGTATGTCCAGTCCCGTACCCATTTTTCGCCTAAGTTATTTGTCACTTCCAACAAAGAAGAGAAGTATAAGACCTTGACGGGGGAGAATGTCAAACCAATCAAGTTTGATTCTCCTCGTGAGGCACGAGAGTTTATTGGTAAGTATGAGGGTGTAGAAGGATTTAAGGTATACGGATACGAAAGATATGTCTACCAGTTTATCGCACAGGAATTTCCTGGTGAGATTGATTATGACATGAAGGCGATGAAGATCTTCGCTTTGGATATTGAGGTTGCATGTGAAAACGGTTTCCCCGATGTAGCACAGACGGCAGAAGAAATGCTCTGTATTACAATCAAGGATCTAAATAGTAAACAGTATTATGTGTGGGCGACTCGTGAGTTTGACGTGCCCGATGGCGTAGAGGCAAATATATTTTGGACAGAGCAGGAGATGCTTAACCACTTTATTAGGTGGTGGGCAGAAAATACTCCTGATATTTTAACTGGATGGAATGTCAACTTGTATGACGTGCCATATATTGCTCGTAGGGTCAATAGAATCCTTGGTGAGAAGTGGATGAATACGCTATCACCATTCAACCGTGCTAACGAGCGCGAGATCAATATTATGGGTAGGACTCATATTGCCTATGATCTTTCTGGAATTAATATTCTAGATTATCTCGATCTCTATAAGAAATTTACATACACTAACCAGGAATCCTATCGCCTGGATCACATTGCTCATGTTGAGTTGGGACAACGTAAGTTGGATCACAGTGAGTATGAAAACTTCAAAGACTTCTACACTAGTGACTGGCAGAAGTTTGTGGAATACAACATCCAAGACGTTGAGCTTATCGACAGACTGGAAGATAAGATGAAGCTGGTTGAATTGGCAGTTACCATGGCTTATGATGCCAAGGTCAATCTTGAAGATGTGTATAGTCAAGTCCGCATGTGGGATACTATGATCTATAACTATCTAAAGGATAGAAACCTAGTAGTGCCACCTAGGAAGGGAGCAAAGAAGGATGAAAAATACGCAGGAGCGTATGTCAAAGAACCGAAACCTGGACTCTATAATTGGGTTGTTTCTTTTGACCTCAACTCTCTGTATCCTCATCTTATTATGCAGTACAACATCTCGCCAGAAACGCTATTGGAGAAACGACATCCAACGGCAACGGTTGATCGAATACTTAATCAATCGTTAGACATTGATGGTGAGTATTGTGTGTGCGCTAACGGTGCTCAATACCGAAAGGATATACATGGTTTCCTCCCCGAAATGATGCAGAAGATTTATGATGAAAGGACCATTTACAAAAAACGGATGCTTAACGCTAAGCAGTCTCTTGAAAATGCCAAGACACCTGCAGAGACCTTGGCACTACAAAAAGATATCTCAAAGTTTAACAACATCCAAATGGCACGAAAGATTCAACTCAACAGTGCCTATGGTGCCATCGGAAACCAATACTTCCGATATTACAATCTGGCAAATGCTGAGGCGATTACTCTCTCAGGGCAAGTCTCGATTCGTTGGATCGAAAACAAGATCAATGGATACCTAAATAAACTGCTCTCTACGGAGGAGGTTGATTATGTCGTTGCATCTGACACCGACTCAATCTATCTTAACCTTGGACCTCTTGTTGATAAATTTCTTAGTAATAAGTCTGGTGATAAAGCAGCAGTTGTTTCTTTACTTGACAAGATCTGCAAGGAAAAACTGGAGACTTTTATCCAACGTGCATATGAAGAATTGGCAACGTATGTTTCAGCGTATGACCAGAAGATGATCATGAAGCGTGAGAATATCGCTGACAAAGGTATCTGGACTGCCAAGAAGCGATACATTCTCAACGTGTGGGACAGTGAGGGTGTGCGATATGCACAACCCAAACTAAAAATGATGGGCATTGAAGCAGTCAAGTCTTCTACACCAGCACCCTGTAGGCAGAAGATTAAGGATGCTCTCAATGTGATCATGAATGAAAATGAGGAAGCAGCACAAAAGTTTATTGCTGATTTCAGAGAGGAATTTACATCGTTGCCAGTTGAAGATATTTCATTCCCTAGGGGTTGCAACAATCTAAATAAGTGGTCCAACCCCGCGACGGTCTATACTAAAGGCACTCCTATCCATGTGCGTGGTGCCCTCTTGTACAATTTTCATATCAAGAAAAACAAACTTACGCACAAGTATCCTCTTATTCAAGATGGTGAGAAGATTAAGTTTGTTTATCTGAAGACCCCGAATCGTATCAATGAAAACGTAGTGTCATTCTTCCAAACCTTTCCTAAGGAATTGGATCTTGACAAACAGGTAGACTATGACTTACAATTTGAGAAAAGTTTTCTAGATCCTCTGAAAGTAATTATGGACACTATTGGGTGGAAACCCGAAAAAGTAGCATCACTAGAATTTTTATTCGCATGACCCAAATTAAATACTTAGTTTCATATCAGAAAGCATTCGGATTCTCTGTAAGAGAAGAGAAGGAGTTTACAAAACTGGAAGATGCAGAATGGTTTGAGCGTGCCATGAAACGCGCACAATATATCACAACATTATTGGAGGTTAAAGAGTGAATTTTTTACAAGATGTAGTCAAGGAGATTGACAATGAATATGCTTCTCTCGTCAGCGATGGCGTTGCAGCAGGTGACACTTCAGGTTTCATTGATACTGGGAGTTATATCTTTAATGCTCTGGTTTCTGGCAGCGTCTTCGGTGGTGTCCCTGGAAATAAGATTACTGCTATCGCAGGTGAGTCCTCGACTGGTAAAACTTTCTTTTGCCTTGGTATTGTTCAGCATTTCTTGGAGTCTAATCCTGATGCTGGCGTCATTTATTTTGAATCTGAATCCGCAATTTCTAGGCAAATGATTGTGGATAGGGGTATCCCAGCAGATCGTATGATGATTGTGCCTGTGTCTACTATTGAAGAGTTTCGCACCCAGTCTTGTCGTATCCTTGACAAGTATATGGAGCAACCTAAGGAAGATCGTCAACCCATGATGTTTGTCCTTGACTCTCTTGGTATGCTCTCTACAACCAAAGAGATTGATGATGTGTCAAATGACAAACAAGTCCGTGACATGACCAAGAGTCAGTTGATCAAGGGTGCATTCCGTGTGCTCACATTGAAACTGGGTAAGGCAAACGTGCCTATGCTGGTCACCAACCACACTTATGATGTGATTGGATCTTATGTCCCAATGAAAGAAATGGGTGGCGGAAGTGGTCTGAAGTATGCATCTTCTACCATCATCTATCTCAGCAAAAAGAAAGAGAAGGATGGCAAAGAGGTTGTAGGTAATATCATTAAATGTAAGGCAGCAAAGTCTCGTCTCACCAAGGAGAATTCTGATGTCGAAACTCGTCTTTATTACGACCGTGGACTGGACAGGTATTACGGATTACTGGAATTGGGTGAGAAACATGGAGTCTTCCAGCGGAAGGGAAATAGGATTGTTGTTGGGGAATCTTCCGTTTATCCTTCTGTTATTCTTGCCGATCCTGAGAAGTATTTCACGCCAGAAGTAATG